AATTTAGCAAAACTAATTACAGCTTCGTCGCTTCTTTTTATAACATAGGTATTTAAGTCACTTCCTACTTTATTAAAATTAGAGGCAAATTTTGCTACAGTGATTTCATTTTGTTTCAGAAAATTTTGTTGGTCACTTATTTTTTTAGCCAACATTCTTCCACTTTCTTCATCTAAGATACCAAATTGTTTTTGGACATTTATTCTTATGGTTTGAGCTTGTTCGTAGGCTTGTTTTACTCTAGAGTTAAAGGTGGCATAAGAATCTGTTACAGCCGCAGTCGCCGCTTTGAAGGTTCCTTCAAGCGTAAAAAGATCTAAGGCAAGTTCAGAACCTCGTTGTAATAATAAATTTTCATAATCTATTTCTGTCATTATTTCAACCTCAACATAAATAAATAGTTAAATTATTGTTTTTCTTTGGGTTTTAAAAATTCTACTAGTTTCTCATAAAACCATGTTCGCAGCGCAACTGGAAGGCAATAGGCATCTCTAAAGTTCCAATTACCGTGTTGCATTAACACAAATAAAACTTCATAAACATAATTTATATATTCAGAATTTAAGGCAAAAAAATGAGAAATTAAAAATTTATACTCTTGGCCAAAAAAAGTCTCCAGAGAATGAGACAACACCTCCGTCATCAACATGACCACATTTCTTGCATTCAAAGCGGTAAGTTAAATCTACGTCTGGTTTTGTTTCTTGATAAATCTTTCTTATGTATCTTGAATCGGCTATTGGCATTTCGGAAATAAAGTTTGCTATAGCAAAATAGTCTTGATTATCATTTACTTTTACTATCATTTTTTTATACATTAACATTACAGATTCTTCTGGTAAGTTTGCTTTCTTTCTTCTGTTTTTTTCTTGATCTATTTCATTTTCATCTTGCCCAGTTAAAAGTTTTATATGAACAACCGCTTTACTTCTTGGAAGAGTCATCTTAATTAAACCATCTTCGACTTCAATTTCTTCATAAGTTTTAATTTCTTTATTTTTCACATCTTCAAATAAGTGCTCTACTTTTTGTTGTGTAGAACAAGACTGACAAACAGTGTTAAAAGTATATTCTGGACCATAGGCAGAGATTCTGGCTTTAAATAAAACTGCCGTTCTATCGCCTATCAATAATGATTCTGGTCTTATTCTTTTGTCTACAATAATGCTCTCCAATAATTTGTCAATAACTACGCCTTTCTCAATAAAAGAGGGAGTTGCAAGTATGTCCTCTTCTTTTGTTGTCATTATCTTAATTTCTATAGTATCTTTATTAAATAGTGGATGCTCTGGTGGATAGAACTTTCCTTCTGAAGGTAAGGACACTAGCTCTGTAGGTGTGCTATAAGCAGCCTGATTTTGTTGTGCAACGCTAGCAGCCATAAGTTGACGCATTAATTCTTCTGGCACTTGTGGAGCAGAGAATCGTTCATTGTTATTTCTATTCATTTTTCCTCTTATTTATTGTTTAAGTTGTTATACCACTAACTACACCAGCAGCGATCAAGCCGGGTCTAATGTCGCCGCCAATTCCATATTCAGCCCAATCATACACCAAATCAACCTGAATTGTTGATAAAGTTTCATTGGCATAGCTTAACTGAGTAGGGGTAATTTTAGAAATCATGGGGTTATAAATTCTCCATGTATCTACTATTCTACCATCTGGATCTAAAGTTTTTATAACTATATTTCCAAAATCTCTTGTGAGATTTCTTTTTGATAAATTACTATATTTGCCCTCAAAAACAAGGTTCGGGTATCTATAAGAATTAGATGTAAACTTCTGCATCATGTTGCCTAACACTGAACCTAAAATTCTTGGATCGTGAGACTCAATGACAGTAAAGCCAATTGGTTCCCATCTTATTTTTTTAGGAAATTTTATTTCGTAACCAAGGTATTCGTAGCCCTGATGTTCTAAGGTAACAGCAGGTCTTTTTACGTCCTGAATAAAGGCTACATTCAAGCCTGATACTTCTAAAATAAATCTAAAATTTTGTTGGGCATTTTTAAATGCATACTCTGGCAATAATGGAGCATTAAGATTATTACCAAAAAATGCTGCTATTGTTTTTTCTGGTCGTAACTCAGCCATGCTTAAACCACGATGTTATCTTGGAACAGTTGTGTTAATGTTAAATTGTGCTGGTAGGAAGTTTTCATAATCAACCCAGTCAACAGAGACAGTTACTTTAATGTTCTTTAGGGCTTCTCCCTCGTACTTATACATGCCAAAATCAACTTGTTTTACAAAGGCGTTTCTCAAATACCAGCTTTCTACTTTTTGTCCATCAGAGTTCAGAGAAGTAATCTTCAGACCTTCCAAAAGATTTGGGCTGCCGACTGGTCCTTGTTTTTTTATTGTCTTTAAATAAAAGTCAGGGCTAGCTGGATTGTCCGTATTAAAAGCTGTTGGAAATACATACCCAGAACCTCTTAGATGCTCTACCAATAAACCCGCTGCGTTTAAATCAATTGGATCCACCAAAGTAAAAGTAGAGTCGCCCCAAGTTAATTTACCGGGGAACTTGAACTTATGAGATAAGAAATTGTGGACAGTTTCTGCGGCTACTGTTGCCTGCGGTATTGTAACATCTGTTATGAAATAGGGTCTTACATTTGCTAGTTCAAGTACAAATTTATGATCTCTTTTTGGTTCAAACGTATTTAGCCAAGGTGTATTGGGTGTAGCCATTAATTTCTCTCCTTACTTTATAATAAGTAGTACCTTTTTATAATTTTAATCTTCGAAAGAAGCTCCAGTATTTGTGATGATGAAGTCTAGAGCGATAAATTCAATTGCTCTAGCTGGCTTCAAGTAAACCTTAGCGTATAGCATGTTTTGGTCAATCAACTCTGGAGTTGTTGTTGTATTGTCAAGAACAAACTTATAGTCTGTTAGACCAAATCTTGCTTTTACGTCTGCCAAGAAAGGCTCGGCTTGTGCAATGAATCTGTTCCATGTGTCTTGAACATTTTGTTCAAAGAGTACGGACGCTGCAATTCTTGAGATACCAGTCTTGACATAGATCAATAGTCTGCGAACATTGATTCTGTCTAGGGCTGATTTCTCAACTTGTAGGGTCTTTTGACCAAAGATTACAATGCCTTCATTTGGGAATGAAGCAATTGGGTTGATGTTTACATTGTATAGGTTATCTCTGTCACCTTGGAATAGTTTGAGAGCAGTATTTAGAACTGGTAGACCAGCAATACCGCTTGATAGACCACCACGGTTGAAGCCAGCGGGGGCAAACCAAGGGGCTTGAACAACGTCTGTGTAAGCCATTGCGCCTAGAGCAACTACAGATGGGGGAACCCAAACATTTGTGCCGTTCACATTATCGCGGATTTGAACCCAAGGATAATAGGCGCAACCATAACTGGAGTTAAAGGCGTAGGTATTTTTCCACGCATCAACTGCGGAATTTACATCGCCCATTGATTGAGTAACGCCGGTTTGGTATAGGTATTCGGCGGGTGGGACATAGCTATTTGGTACATCGAGAACAGCCAAGGAGTCTGCTCTTTGTTGAGTATTATTAACCATTCTGTTTAACAAAGAAGAGTTTGTCAAACCGGGGATAGAAACCAAATTGTATTGAGCAATTTCTGGATTTTTAATCGTATCAATTGCTCTTTGGTAAGTAAAATACTCATAACTTTCGAGAGGGTCGTTTGAGCTAATCGCATTATTTCTTAAGGGATCCGATTGTTTTATATCAAAACCATCTGTGCCCCCATAGAATAAGGTTGTAAATTTATTTGCGCCTACAAGCAGCGGAGCCTTATAGGTTCCAGAAACAGAAGAGGCTTGTGGGAAACCAGTTGGCAACGAAGAAGTTGAAGTTAAAGAGCGCCCTGCTGCTCTTGCGCCGTTGTCATAAGTTAGATTTGTCGTAAATGGACTTATGGTGGTGGCAGAAGGATCGTATCTTACATTATCAAGAGTAATTAAGTTAGAATACTCTGTAGATTCGCTTAGGTCGTAGTTTTCAAAGCCAACTGGCTTTATAAAAAGTGTGTCTTTTATTGCAGGAGTATAAATCTCTCCAGAATCCTGAGTTGTGTAAGTGCCCCAATAAGCTTGAGCTGGAGAATTTAGGGTTGAAGTCGTAGTTCTAAATGGAACACTTGGGAAAGAAATTTTATAGCCAGCAGGATTAATCGAGGCTGAAATGTAAAAACCGGCGGGTGCGCCTTTAATGCTGGAACCGTTTACTACCCAAGAGCCGCTAGAAACACTTCCTGACGTAGCTGTAAATGTTGCCAATCTGCTTGGCAGTGTTATACCAAACGGAACTAGAGTAGATGTACCATTTTCAAGACCGGGAGCCATTTCAACTCTTACGTATTTTGACTTATTTTCATAAGAACCATACTCTCTAAGTCTTTGATTTATTTCATCATAATCTACATACTTGTCGCCTATTTTAGCCATAATGAAAGAATCAGACTTAGCATTTAGAGTACAACCAGTAAATGATTCTACTATTTTTACACTCTTGTCCGAATCGTTTATCAAACGTAATTGAACATCAAATGTTGCATAAGGATCTACGTTTTCATTTACAGGAGGCTGAATGTTTACTACTGAAAGTTTTAGATTATTTTGCAGCCATTCACCAGTATTTAGACCGACAAATCTAAATAATTTAGCCACTCTGTTAAAAATAGAGCTGGTAACAACACCATTAGACCCCGTTACAATAAATGAGCCAGTATTTTGATTGGTATCTTGGCTTATAATCCAGCCAGATCTTGGTAGAGAAGTTGAAGTTAGAGCGCCTATTTGTCTATCAGAATAGTCATAGCTGCCAGATTTTAGCCCACCTATGTATCCATAAAATTGTGTATTTGATGCAGCAAGGCTGGCAGTAAAGCTGGAATTCAAAGAAGTTGAATTACCTCTAAATAAATTGTCCTCAAAGGTTTCTCCTAAGAAATAAGAAACCTGTCCTAATGTTGAATTGGTTCGACCAACTAATGTTGGGTCTGTATTGAAAATTTTTCTTATAAAGTTGTTTTTTGATTTATCAAGAGAAAAATTATAAATAGTGCTAGGAGCGCCGGAAAAATAAACATTAAAATTTCCATTTGCATCTGACTTTATTAAAGTGTTTGTTCCAGCAATGGCGGTATTTGCTGTCCCAGCTAAAGTACCTGAGAGGTAGGGAACTTCTAGACCGCTTGAATTTTCCATGTACCAAACTGCTGCCAATGAACCAGTAAAGCTTTCGCCACTAAGAGTTCCGCTTGGGAATACGAAAAGACCATAAGCTCCGCCAGTAGTTCCAGCAACATCTACGCTTCCCATTTTCCAGCCAGCATAACCAGAAACTGAGGCGTTTTGCGATTGTACGCCCAGCGTTCTAACGTAGGTTAATACTTCGCCATTTTTTAGCCAAGATTGTGCAGCGTATGTGCCATACATTGGAGAAGTTTTATTTCCTTCTCTCCAAACATCTCCGCCATTTCCACCAGCAACGGGGTTGCCAAACGCATTTACAAAATCTGCAAAGGATGAAATTGTTACAGGTGTAAAAGCTGGACCTCTTTCTGCTCTGCCAATAATCACTGGACCGATTGGTAGAGGGGCATTTGGTATTCTTGAACGATCAATTTCTTGAGTTACAATACCGGGTGAAATGAAACGGTAATTTTTTGCTGACACTGCCATCTTATTGGATCTCCCTTTTATAGAAGCTTATTGCTTTCATAAATAGTTTATAAATAACTGAAATGCTATTCTAATTTTCAAAAGTTTCTCCAGTGAACTCATTTATGTCTCCGACGATAACTCTCTCTCTGGGGAAACGAACAACTACAGCATTTTCCCGATAGACAACGTTTGGAGTTTCCTGATTGCTATCATTGGTCGAAGTATAGCCAAGAACTTTATACTTGAATTTTGCATCAAATTTCTTTTCATCGCTTGCCTGATTAGAAGAATTTGATTTATACTCATTATCTCTATCTAAGAATACTTCGTATTTCAAACCTTCATAGTTAATCATGAAATAGTTCCAGCCATTTGCGTATCTCATGAAAGGCAACATTATTTCGTTTATTTGCTGCTGGTATTGAGAGCGTATTTTTACTTCATAGTTCATTGTCGTATATACCGGGAATGGAACAGACATGTACTGATACACAGTTCTTGGCGGTGT